TCAACAAGGAGTCGGAATTAGTGCAAACCAATTAAATAGACACGTTGTTGGTCATTCAAGTATTCAACCAAAAGCTAATGGTGGTCCTGTAATGGCAGGAGGTGGTTATCTTGTAGGAGAACGTGGTCCTGAGTTATTTAGTCCAGGAGTTTCTGGAACTATTACACCTAACGAAATGCTTGGTGGTTCTACAAATATAGTCGTGAACGTAGATGCTTCTGGGACATCTGTTCAAGGTGATGATGCAAATGCCAGTCAGTTTGGAGAACAGCTTGCAGCGGCAATACAAGCTGAAATAATAAATCAAAAACGATCAGGAGGTTTACTTAACTAATGGCAACTTTTCCAATAACAAATCCTATTTACAATACTAGGATTGATGCAAAACCAAAAGTAAATGTTATAAGTTTTGGGGACGGTTTTGAACAAAGATTGACAGAGGGGCTGAATCAAAATCCTCTATCTGTAAATTTAACTTTTGAACTATCGCAAACTGATGCTGATACGGCTATAACTTTTTTAAATGCAAGAATAGATGATGGGGCATCTTTTGATTACACCTTGCCAAGCGAATCAAGTGCAAGAAAGTTTGTTTGCAGTTCTTTCCCTAGATCAATTCCATTTTTAAATAGAGTTAGATTGAATTGTGTCTTTAGGGAGGTTTTTGAACCCTGATGGCTATACCTTTTGCAGAACTAAACAAAATAAATCCTAGTCATATTATTGAACTATTTGAGTTAGAACTTACTGTCGGCACACATATTGCGACAGGAAATCCATTAGGACTTCCCACAACTTACAGATTTCACGCTGGTGCTAATCTTAATTCTTTTGGTGAAATAATTTTTCAATCGAACTCGTATCAAAGAGTTGCAGTGCAAACTCAAGGTTTTGAAAGAAAAAGCACTGGTGTTTTACCTAGACCATTAATAACATTTTCAAATCTTGGAGGAATTGTTCAAAATCCATCAACAAGTCTTTTAGTAACAATGAGTGATTTCTTGGCTATTGTTAATGAAGTCACACCACATAATGATTTAATAGATGCCAAACTTACAAGAAAAATGCCACTTGCCTCTGCCTTAGATAATGCAAATTTTTCATCAGGCAGTAACCCTTTTGGAACACCTAGTGCAGATAGATTACGTGATGAGGTATTTGTTATTGATAGAAAATCTATTGAAAATAGACAGATAGTGCAGTTTGAACTTACAGCAGCCCATGATTTAGAAAACAGGTTAATACCTCAAAGAACTGTCACAAGAGACTTATTTCCTGCCGCTGGTACATTTATTTAATGTCTGAATACAATTGGGCTACTGATGCTTTTACTCATGCCACAGAGGCATATCCAGAGGAATGTTGTGGACTTGTTATTGATCTTGATGGTGTTCAAACTTATTGGAAATGTAAAAATATATCTGGAGCATATAAAGAAAAATCATTTGTTATAGATCCTATTGATTATGCAAGAGGTGAAGATCAAGGCGAGGTTCTTGGTATCGTACACAGCCACCCTGATGGCGAACTAGCTTTTAGTCATACTGATAGAATGGCTTGTAAGTATTTAGATTTACCTTTTTTTCTTGTGGAACCTAAATCAGAGTCTATTATTGTTGTATATCCATCTGAAATAAATGATTAAATTAACTATTTATGGCAGATTAAGAAAATTTGTTGGTCAGTCTAGTTTTGAGATAAAAGCTGACAGTCCTAGAAAAGTTTTTAGTTTTTTAGTTGCAAACTTTAAAGGAATTAAAGACCATATGAAAGATCAGGAATATTGTGTGATGGCAGGTAATGTGAGAATTACAGAAGATTTATTTGATATGCAAACTGAAAGTGATATAAAAATAATTCCAGTTGTTCATGGTGAAATCCTTAATTTTATTCTTGGAGGTGCACTTGCACTTACGAAAGCAGGTTCACTTAGTTTTCTTGGAGGGTTGACGATAGGTTCTGCCGCTTTATCAGTAATCAACGCTGTAGGTGTATCAATGTTACTAGACGGTGTTAGTGACTTAATCACACCAGACCCAAAACCTTTTCAAGTTTCAAGGCAAGAAGATCCACAAGACAGCTACACCTTTACAGGACTTTTGAATAATACAAAACAAGGTGTTCCGATTAACATAATATATGGCGAAACTTTAGTAGGAAGCACAGTTGTAAGTTCTTCAGTTGATACTTTTCAAGTTATTAATAGTGCATAAAAATTATGTTTGGAGATTCGCCTAGAATTATACTTGATGCTTTAATAGCAGCGGACAAACTAAAGTCTATTGATTTTGGTACTGTTGTTGATGTTCTTGGAGAAGGTCAAATTGAAGGAAGTGCAACAGCAAGTAAAGCTGGTATTACAGATAAAACAAGCACTGCATATAAAAATGCTTTTCTCAAAGATTTGTTTTTAAATAAAACCGCTGTTTTACAGGCTGACGCTGATAATACAAACCCAAATACATCTGAATTTAATTACCCAACTGATCAAAATCGACTTACTTTTGAGTTTCAAGATGGCACTGCAAATAATACAGTTCTTTTTGCTGCTCAATCACAGAGTTCAAAGGTGCTTACAGGTGATGAGGGTCAAGAATGTAGCTTTCCAGTAGGCGGTTCAGCCACAGCAAGATCTGGAACCATATCAAGCACAGATATTGATACAGTTCAAGTTAAAATTAAGTTCGATCAGTTTTTTAAATTAAATACCGAAACTGGTAATAGAGAATCTACCTCTGTTCAAGTCATAATAAAAGTTAATCCTAATAATGGATCTCCTATTACAGTATTTAGTGAAACAATTACAGGCAAAAGTTTTAACCCTTATAACAGAGACTATGGTATTGATTTAAGAGAATTATCAGGATATAACACAGCCACTTCAGGTGCATCTGGTTCATTTTTTCCGATAGTAGTAAGTGCTGAAAGAGGTAATGATGTCGGTGATGAAAATACGTTCAATACAATGCGACTAGCAGAAATAAGGAAAATTATTAGAGAACCAAACAACTACCCAAATATTGCATATTCAGCATTAAGATTTAGCTCTGAATTATTCCAAAATACGCCAGCAAGGTTTTTTAGAGTAAGAGGAAAACTCATAAAAATTCCTCATAATGCAACAGTAGAGTTAGCAACTGGCAGATTAACTTATAGCGGAACTTTCAATGGTACTTTTTTGAAAGATGGAAGCGGTAATATTGTAAAAAAATGGACAAGTGACCCTGCTTGGATTTTATATGATCTTTTAACAGACACTACAAGTGGTTGTGCAATACCTGAGTCTGAATTAGATCCATACACTTTTTATGGTGTTAGTACTTATTGTTCTGCTTTGGTAGATGACGGTGATGGTGGGCAAGAGCCACGTTTTTCATTAAATGTAAATATCAATAATAGGCGTGATGCAATGACGGTTATTAGAGATATTTGTTCTGTGATGAGAGCAATACCATACTATGAAGAAGGAACTATAAAACTTGCCCAAGACGCACCAAAAGACCATGACAACCCAAGTACTTTATCTTTTGATTATATTTTTAACAATGCAAACGTAGTGAATGGAGAATTTGTTTACTCTGGTACATCTATAAAAACTAGATTTAACGTTATAAATGTTTCTTATTTTGATTTAAATTCTCAAGAAATTGATTATGTAACTGTAAAAGACACATCTGCACAGGCAAAATATGGCACACAAACAAAAACAATAAATACTTTTGGTACAACATCAAGAGGTCAAGCACAAAGGGTTGGGAAATGGTTTTTGCAGACCCAACAAAATCAAACTGAATCAGTTGTATTTGAAGCAAACATCGCTGCTGGTTCTTTTTTAAGAATTGGACATATAATAGGTATTGCAGATAGAGTAAAAGCTAAATCAAGAAGAGGTGGTCTAGTAAAAGCGGCAACTGTATCACAAGTAACCCTAGATGATATAACACAAACAAATTTGCCTCTTATAACTGACAATCCAGAAATAAGTTGTATTTTATCTGATGGTACAGTTGAGACAAGAACAATATTTTCATATCCAAGTTCAAATGTAGCACAAGTATCTACAGATTTCTCATCTGCTCCTGTTGTTAATAGTCCTTATGTTTTAGAATCAGGTAATTTTCCTGTTCAAGCTTTTAGAGTCGTAAACATAAAAGAAAATACTAAAAAAACATTTACAATTACAGCAGTTAATTTTAATGAGGGTAAATATGCAGCTGTAGAAGATGGTGAACAACTACCCACAAAAACTATAAATATACTTACGAGTCTTTTGCCTTCACCTGAGATACTTCAAGATACATCAGACAAAAAAGCAATCGAAGAAAAGATAATTCTTAACAATAATAGACCTGTTCCGAAATTGTTTATTGATTGGCAATCTGTCGAAGGGGCATCTGGTTATCAACTAATTTATATCAAAGATGACGAAAACCCAGTTGTTGTAAATACTCAAGAATCAGAATTTGAAATATTACCTTCTGAAGCTGGAACATACAAAATACAAATATATACAATTAATTCTAATGGTGAACGAAGTGCAAGCCCAACTGAAAGAACAGTTACAACTGTTGGTCTTACTGCTGTTCCTGAAAACCCTACAGGTTTACAGATAGAGCCATTAAATAATTCACAAGTAAGATTATCATGGACAAAAACAACTTCTTTAGATGTTGAATTTGGTGGAAATTGTGAAATAAGACATACTCCTAACACGTTATCATCAGCT